CTGGGCCGGCAGTTCCAGTGGAGAACGCGCTGCCCAACGAGTAGGTGCCCGGAAGAGAGTAAAGAACACCTTGAGAAGTGCCTGAGCCCGAGCCGACTGAGCCACCGATCGAGAAGATGTTACCCTGGACGACGAGGTTACCGGTCAGGTAGACGTTGCCAAAGCCGGTATTTGTGGAGAGGTTGCTAGACATGATGATGTTTGATGCGTAAAGGTTCGATCGGACGGTTAAATTTGCAATGTTCGCATCGCCCGTGACGTTCAGTGACGAGATGTTGGCCGTGAGTATATTGGCCGTGAGAACGTTCGCGTTCGCCAAAAAGGCGCTCGAAGAGACGTTGAGAAATGTGAGGTTGGCCTGCGTGCTGACGTTCAGACTCGTTACGTTGGCCGTGAGAACGTTAGCCTGAAAAATGGTCGCGAATCCCGAAACGTTCAGAGTCGCCACGTTTTCCGTGAGAACGTTAGACGAGGTGATATTCGCTGTCAAAACATTGGCCCGAAAAATGGTCGCGAATCCCGAAACGTTCAGAGTCGCCACGTTTTCTGTGAGAACGTTAGACGAGGTGATATTCGCGGTCAAAACATTAGCCCGAAAAATGGTCGCGAATCCCGAGACGTTCAGGGTCGCCACGTTTTCCGTGAGAACGTTAGACGACGAGATATTCGCGGTCAAAACATTAGCCTGGAAGAGGGTCGTGAAGCCCGAGACGTTCAGAGTCGCCACGTTTCCCGTGAGAATGTTAGACGAGGTGATATTCGCGGTCAAAACATTGGCCCGGAAGAGGGTCGCGAATCCCGAGACGTTCAGGGTCGCCACGTTTTCCGTGAGAACGTTAGACGACGATATATTCGCGGTCAAAACATTAGCCTGGAAGAGGGTCGTGAAGCCCGAGACGTTCAGGAACGTGACGTTGGCCTGGGTACTGACGTTCAGGGAGGCGACGTTGACCGTGGGGGCGTTGACGTTTCCCGTGGCGGTGAGGACACTGACGGCTGCTGTGTTGTCGCCCACGATTTTTCCATAGAATCCCGTGGTTGCTATGGCCGTCGCAGCGTTTGACACGGGCGTGGTTATTATGGGCGCGTAGACGTTGACGCTCGCCGTCAGGGTACTCAGGGCCGCTGTATTGTTACCGGCAAGCACGCCATAAAAGGCCGACAATGCGGATACGGCCCCAGTGACGCTGACGCCCTGAGCAAACGTCACGGGCCCTGCAAAACTTGAAGTGCCCGTGCCGTTCACGGCCGCATTGCCGACCGTGACGACATCGCCAAAATTGGTGATGATCGGCATTACATTTTACAGAGAGTTTTTTCGGCGTCGGGACCCGTAGGGCCCCTCCTGTGAACTCCGGGGCTTCAGAGCGGTCTCAAAGTCACGTAGGAACCAGTGTACCCTTCGGCCGTCACGTTGGTATAGGCCGTCTTGTGGATATTCTCTGTCGTATTTTGCATGGCCTCAAAATCGATAAAATAGTACTTTGATGTGGAATCGACGTAAAAGGGGATCTGAACGGGCACGGAAGGGTCCTGCCCCACACTTATGCGATAGCAGTAAAGCCAGACTCCCGGATCGGCGAGGTTCGAGTGGACGTCCGATGTGTTGGAGCTTAGGGCAATGGTCTTGATGTTATTGTCCGAACACAGAACGATCGTGAATTGATAGGGCCCGGTCTGGCCGAAACGGAAGCCGCCGTTGGCCGTCGGACCGGTGATCAGGGGGTTGGACCCGTACACGGTCCAGGACGCCACGGGGTTCGGGCCGAAAAGCGTGAAGAGGTTGGATGTCACGGAACCGGCCACGTTACCGGTCCAGTTACCGGTCGCGTTGAGAGTATACGTTGCGTTCAAATTCATGAAGAGGCCCGAGGAGACGGGGATCACACCTGGGGTGGAGATGCTCGCGACGTTGAGAGTCTGCAAATTGGAGTTGCCCGAGACGGTCAAGGAGGTCAGAGTACCGACCGACGTGACATTGGTCTGGGCCGCCTGGAGCCGTGCGGCAGCGAGCGCCCCGAATGTGACGTTGCTCGCGTTGAGGTTACTCATGGCGTTCGCACCGCCCACAAAAAAGGGGGCCGAGACGTTCCCTGTGGCGAAGAGACCGGTCAAGGTGCCGACCTGCGTGATGTTGGGCTGGAGGGGCTGTGAGACGACGAGGGCGACGTTGGCCGCCGCCACATTCCCCACGAGTACGGAGCTCTGGATGTTTGTAAGGGCATTACCCTGGCCCGAAAAGAAGGAGGCCGTGACGTTACCATTCACAAATAGCCCTGTCAAGGTACCGACCTGTGTGATGTTGGGCTGGAGGGGCTGCGAGACGACCAGAGCGACGTTCGCCCGGGCCACGTTGCCTGTGATCGCGGCGGCCGTGATATTAGAGATGCCCGAGCCGTCGCTGGCGGTCAGGGTACCGGCGTTGAGTGAAGAGATGTTGGCGGTGCTTGCGACGTTCAGGGTCGTGCACGATACAAAGGGCATGGTCAAGGTGTCGAAGTTGAAAACGGTGTTGGTCGCGTTGGACGTGAAACCGGCTGTGAATATGTTGGTCGTCGTGATGGCGTTTGCCGCGTAGATGTTCCCTGAGACGTTCAGACTCGTGAGGGTCCCCACGCTCGTGATGTTGGGCTGGGCCGGCTGACTGACGACCAGGGCGACGTTGGCACTGGCGACGTTCCCGACGAGGGACGCGCTTTGAACGTTGCTCAGGGCGTTCCCACCTCCTATGAAGAAAGGGGCCGTGACGTTTCCATTCACAAATAGCCCCGTGAGCGTGCCGACCTGCGTGATGTTGGGCTGGGAGGGCTGAGAGACGACCAGAGCGACATTGGCCGCCGCCACATTGCCCACGAGTACGGAACTCAAGACATTCGTGAGTGCATTACCCTGGCCGGAAAAGAAGGAGGCCGTCACGTTACCATTCACAAATAGCCCCGTGAGCGTGCCGACCTGCGTGATGTTGGGCTGGAAGGGCTGCGAGACGACCAGAGCGACATTGGCCGCCGCCACATTACCCACGAGTACAGAACTCAAGACATTCGTTAGTGCATTACCCTGGCCCGAAAAGAAGGAGGCCGTGACGTTACCATTCACAAATAGGCCCGTGAGTGTGCCGACCTGCGTGATGTTTGGCTGGAAGGGCTGCGTGACGACCAGGGCCACGTTGGCCGCCGCCACATTCCCCACGAGGCTCGCGCTTTGAATATTACTGAGCGCATTACCTTGGCCCGAAAAGAAGGAGGCCGTGACGTTTCCGCTCACAAATAGCCCTGTGAGCGTCCCCACCTGTGTGATGTTGGGCTGGAGGGGCTGCGAGACGACAAGAGCGACGTTCGCCTGAGCAACATTACCCACGAGGCTCGCGCTCTGGACGTTCGAGAGGGCGTTACCCTGCCCAGAAAAGAAGGAGGCCGTGACGTTTCCAGTTGAGTAGAGGCCCGTGAGGGTCCCGACCTGTGTGATGTTGGGCTGGAGGGGCTGAGTGACGACCAGAGCCGTGTTTGCACTGGCCACGTTACCCACGAGGTTCGACGAGTTGATATTTGAAAGCCCCGAGGCGTTCCCGGTAAACAAGGCTGCTTGTAGGACCCCGCTGACCGTGAGCCCCGTCAAAGTACCAACCTGTGTGATGTTTGACTGGACGGGTTGTGAGACGACGAGGGCGACGTTCGCCCGGGCAACATTCCCCACGAGTACGGAACTCAAGACATTCGTGAGCGCGTTGCCCTGGCCCGAAAAGAAGGAGGCCGTGACGTTCCCCGTAGAGTATAGACCCGTGAGCGTCCCCACCTGTGTGATGTTGGGCTGGAGGGGCTGAGAGACTACGAGGGCGACGTTCGCCCGGGCAACATTCCCCACGAGTACGGAGCTCAAGACATTCGTGAGCGCGTTACCCTGGCCCGAAAAGAAGGAGGCCGTGACGTTTCCATTCACAAATAGCCCTGTCAAAGTACCAACCTGTGTGATGTTGGGCTGGAAGGGCTGAGTGACGACCAGAGCCGTGTTTGCACTGGCGACGTTACCCACGAGGTTCGACGAGTTGATATTTGAAAGCCCCGAGGCGTTCCCGGTAAACAAGGCTGCTTGTAGGACCCCGCTGACCGTGAGCCCCGTCAAGGTACCAACCTGTGTGATGTTTGACTGGACGGGCTGTGAGACGACCAGAGCCGTGTTTGCACTGGCCACGTTACCCACGAGTACGGAGCTCAAGACATTCGTGAGCGCGTTGCCCTGGCCCGAAAAGAAGGAGGCCGTGACGTTCCCCGTAGAGTATAGACCCGTGAGCGTCCCGACCTGTGTGATGTTTGGCTGGAGGGGTTGTGAGACGACCAGAGCGACGTTTGCCCGGGCCACGTTGCCCGTGATCGCGGCGGCGGTCAGGTTGGAGATGCCCGAGCCGTTGCTTGCGGTCAAAAGCCCGTTGACCGTGAGCCCCGTGAGGGTGCCAACCTGCGTGATGTTTGACTGGACGGGCTGTGAGACGACCAGAGCGACGTTCGCATTCGCCACATTCCCCACGAGTACTGCGCTTTGAATATTACTGAGCGCGTTCCCCTGACCAGAAAAGAACGAGGCCGTCACGTTACCATTCACAAATAGCCCCGTGAGGGTGCCAACCTGTGTGATGTTCGGTTGGAAGGGCTGAGTGACGACCAGAGCCGTGTTGGCACTGGCCACATTACCCACGAGGACCGCGCTTTGTATATTACTGAGCGCGTTACCCTGGCCCGAAAAGAAGGAGGCCGTGACGTTTCCGCTCGAAAAGAGCCCAGTGAGGGTACCAACCTGTGTGATGTTGGGTTGGGAGGGTTGTGAGACGACCAGGGCCACGTTGGCCCGGGCAACATTCCCCACGAGGCTCGCGCTTTGTATATTACTGAGCGCATTACCCTGGCCCGCGAAGAAGGAGGCCGTGACGTTTCCGCTTGAATAAAGGCCTGTCAAGGTGCCAACCTGTGTGACGTTGGTCTGGGCCGCCTGGAGTTGGAAGGGGGCGAGGGCGCCCACGAGGCTCGAGGTGGAGACGTTAGACAATCCAGCCCCGTCACCCGTGAAGAGCTGGGACGTGACCGTATCGATGAAGGCTCCTTGACTGACGGTCAGGGCGTACCCAGGGCTCGCGTCGGTATGAATTCCAACGTTTCCTCTAGGGTCGATGACCATGGCCAAAGTCTGAAAATCCCAAAACTCGGCGACGTTGTAAATATGGCCAGGTCCACCGCCCTCATATTGGGTCACCTTGAGGGCCGTCGC